TTCGGCCTGCAACTCATACGACATAGCGTTGGTGAGTTCGGTATCGATATCGATGCCATTCATGTTCTTAAGATCTTGTTCGAGTTCGACAGACCAGCGGGCAGCTAACCTGCGGGTTCCGGCTTCAACGGCTGTTTTCTCGAAGGAAACTTCAATCTGAGGGATTTTGCCCGTCAATTCGAAGTTAGCGAGAACCTGTGCGACACCCTGATCCACTCCGATGGAGGGGAAGAGGTTGCCGTAGGCAGCGTTAGAACCAGAAAGCTTAGCACTGGATGTACCAGTGTAGCGTGTATCAAGATATTGGTAACCCAATTCTTGACCCGCAGCTTGGGCTTGAGGATTGGACATGGCAGCGCCAGCATTTGTGCCGGAACCGTCAACGCCATCATTACCTAGCTGATTTGCGGAATACTTGTAACGTAAAGCAAAGGCAAGACCAACCGGTCCGCCCATGGGCTGTACGCCTACAATTTCATTGGTGATTAACTCGGGGAACGTTCTACGAATCATTGGAATGAGAATCTTGGGCAAGCGAGAATCGCCTGTAGCATACCAATCACCTTGAGGTGAAGCATTACCAAAAGCGCCTCCTTGGCCTCCCATACCTGCAGGGCTATAGGCGCCGCCAAAGACGGATCCTGTACCACCTGCGACGTTCGCCTCGTTAACACACCAGGCCTCTTGGTTTTCCAAGAGCATAGCTGTGTTTAAGCGAGTGTGATCGTCTTCTATGGGCTTAACGTTATCGGAAGTATAATCCAAAACTGGCTTCCACTTCTCGAGTAACGCTTTTGCACGACTCTCATCAATGTAAGACTGTGTAGGTCTAATTGATTTCATAGTTTTTGTTCTCCTTAATATTCGACCTGCAGAATTTCTGCAATATAAATCAGGCAATCGCCTCAACCGAAATTAGTACTTAGACAATTCGGAAAGATAAGGATTCATCTGAACTACTGATTCCTCTACTACTGGTTGAGCGCTCTCTTCAACAGGGCGATCTACATTAGTAGCAGCGGACTCATTAATAGCCTCATCTTTAATGTTTTGAAGCCGTTCTTTTTCAGTCTTATCAAAAAGACTTAGCGCGTAATCGATATTTTCTGTAATGAATGTTGAGCTTTTGCCCTTCATCACTTTACCAATATAATCGCGCTTACGTGGACTTAAACTTACTGTCTTCTTTTCGAGAGTAAGCTCTGCATCACGAGCAGCTAGCTGTGCTTTAGCAGCAGCAAGCTCCTTAGTAGCGGCTTCAAGCTTCTGAGAAGCTTCATCTAATTGACGCTTTCCATCTACGATGGCGTCGCGAACACTTTCTTTCGCAAGGGCGGCATCAACACCCAAAATTGAACGTAATTGGCCGAGAATTTCTAAAGCTTTCTTATTTGTAACAGCACCCTTAATATCATCAGTCGGGATTGTTTCATCTAAGTAATTTTCGAGATATGTGCTGATACCGTTAATAGTATCTTCTTTAAACTTAGCAGCTTCTTTCTTGAGAGCTACTGAATATCTCTCAACAATTGATTTAAGTTTTTCACCATGATTCACATCAATGGCTTCAACAACTTTTTGGAGCTTCAAGGTATGGTCTGCATCAATAGCCTCGAGAAGATGTTCTAGCTTTTTGCTATAATCTTCATCTTGCTCTGTTAATGCTTTTGTTACATGAAGTTGGACCTTCTCACTTACAGCTGCTGCAAATGCTGATTCAATTTCATTCAAGACTTCTTCAGAGAGAAGATCCTGGGTTGCTTCCTTAAGAATAGATTTGATATCTTTCATAAAATTTTTAGAATAATTTGATTCCCTTGAAGTTGGAAATGCGCTTTTGTAGTTTAGACTCCATAATCTTCTTTAAATATTTATGGGCCTCGGCATAATTTTTTTCATTTAAATTCTTTAAAAATTTAACAATGTTAGCTCTCTCTGCCATATCAATATACTTATTCGTTTGCTTTGGTAAATTCACTGGTTTTTCGACAACTTTTTTACAACTGCATTCTTCATTCTCACAACCACAGCCTGCAGGCTTATTTATCATTTTGTCAACAATGCGCTTTGCTAACCCTTTGATGGGCGCACACTCTGTAACGCCATCACTCATCACATTACCTTGCTAATTTTGTTAAAAAATTCTAGGATTTGTTCTTTGAGATAAACCTCAACATCTCGACGAGGTAAGTTACGCAGACGGTTGCTAAAATCTTCATAAATTTCCTCGTAATGACCATCAAGAGTCACTACAAATTGTTTGGATTCTAGAATACCATTAACAAACGCTTTGGGGAAGCTTGGATCTGCAACACAATCAACAGCCACAAGACGAAAGTCTTTAACTTTATTAACCCCATTACTCATCTCTTCTAACCGTCCTAAAGCTCTGCTGCTCATACCAACTCTTACGCCGTCGTTTATTAAGCTTCTTACGATTTGCCCCATGGGAGTTGTGAGTACCTTGGACTTACCGTAATATACATTGCCCTGACGGTTTAATTCAGTTACTAAATGACATGCCCGCTCTAAATTCACTTCAGCTGCAGTGGGATGATTTAACTCTCCCATGCTTCTGTTTGTTCTAACCATTTCATCGATATATCTATGTACTTCGCGATCCATTTCTTGCGAATCGTACATTCTTTTATTCTTATTGACTTCTTCACACTGCATATAAGGCCCCTTAATATACATGGTGCTTGGTTGATTACCGTTTTTCTCCTCAACTACATACTCGTATTGATCATCAGGGGCTGGCGTTTCGACTAAGAGTTTAAGAGGCATATATTATTTATTTATTTTTTGGTCTATTTTCTCAATTCTTTTTCGGTCAAAACAGTAAATTCATAACCTCTCTCTTTACACCATTTCTTAGCAGCTTCCCATTTAGCCATATTCTGTATATATGTTAATTGTTCGTAAATCAAGGTTTTCTTATGTTTTCCGGGCGTACTCTCTGGTTTTATTGTCTGTTTATAAGGTTTGACTTCAACCAAAAACTTTTTAATACCACTAGCAGTCTTTAATTTGATTATTGCGTCGACAATATACCTATGCGATTTATTATCAATAGGGCTAATATATTGAATTACTATACTCTCACTTCCCCACTCGAGTACATTAGGGTTAGTATCGCACCAGCGAAATAATTTTAATTCCCAGCTACTTAAATACCGGGGCAAATCATGCCCTTTATATTTTTCAGTATGTGTTGGTTTAAAAATTCCCTGTACGTAGTTATTATTTCTTGATGTTAGTTTCATCCAACGAAGAAGTCTGGCGGAGCTGCATCACCAAACCCGGGTGCCCGCTCATATAGTTTTTGTTCTAAGGCAGCTTTTTCTGCTTTACCGTCTTCCATGATAGCAGCATTTATTGTACCACCCCCAAACAGTTGTGTATTTTGATATTTGCCACGAATATTTCCAATAGCAATTTTTGTTAATGCTAAGGCATATTGATATACCCAGTGCTCCTGAATAATATCTACAAGCGGTCTCTCTACATAACACGTAACAACACCATAAAATCTAGTGTTGTGTGGTTCAGGATACATGTGAAAGTACTGTGTCCGCGGATCAAACTTGGTGTTCCGTCTTAAGGCTAAAACTTTCTCTCTAACATCAAGCCAGTTCTTTAATACATACCAGCTAACCAAATCGAAGCCATAATTACCCAGGGAGTAACTAAAATATGTTTGTTGTGCTAACGTTTGCTCAATAGTAAAGAGGGTATTCACACCATCTGAAGATCCTTCCTCAAAGTCAACTACATCAATTACTTTTCTATAATCCCCTATCAGGTAATCATAACTATTTAACAGGTTCATTTCTTTAGGTCGCTTTTCGTCTAATACCTGAAAAAGATATGGATCCTGTGCATCACCAATTACCATTTTACCAATGTTATACAGTGTGTTTATATCGCCTGTATTTTGAAAATTGCCTCGAAAATTAAAATCTTTAGTTAAGCTAAAGAGAACATCCAATCTTAACCCCTCACCAGGGTTATATAGCTTACTATCAAAAATTAAATACTCCTGGGTATAACCGGCGAACTTAGTAAACATTTCACAAGCAATCCCAATAAATTCATTTAATTGATCTGCATGAATTTCAATGTTTACGAGCGGGGCACCTAATGTTCTACAAATACGTTGCCCAAGTCTATCATAGCTTTGAATCTTATTATTAAGATTTGTACTATAAAACGCACTTACCGGTTCGACTGTATTACAATTCATCATACTTCTATAATAGTTATGCCCGCACCCTGTGTATACGGGGCACCTCCTGCACCTGCTATAGTTAATCCTACAACTGGTATTAATGTTTCCCCAGCTAGCATACCTACTGGGTTAGGCGTTATTAATATACCGTCTCCTTCAAAATATGTAATTGCTCCAGCCAATCCGTAGTAATAGTAAGTTGGTTTACCGTATAGCTTAGTACCATCAGTAATAAAAGGTATTACAGTAACGCTGTATGATGATAATGAAACAGAATTTGTCCCACTAAGAGGGGTAGTCAAGATAAAGTCAGTATCAAAAACAACTTGTCTTCTGCCATCCCGGTCTTGTTTTAGTACTAAAGTATAGTTACCGCCCTTGCGCTTAAGAAGTGTAGATCTGTTTTCACAAAACATATCCCCGGTAAGTGCGACAAAGCAAACCTGCTGAGAAGATAAATCCCATGAAACAGTATTAATTTCATTTATAGATTGAAAATCATGCGCAGAAAGTGTCAAATACCGTAATGTATTATTATTAACTTTCTGCCTGTAATACCCTATACGCCGAATATACCCGCAAAAACTATTTCCATCAGAAGCATCTGCAGATAAACCTATATAACAACTACTCAATGTTGTAGGTACTAGAGAGCTTGTATCTGTTGCTACTATTTGTCCGCTATCAGCCAGTATAATATTATTTCTAATATAACCTAAAGCAATCTTTTTAGGTATAGCAGCATTATATGTAAAGGGTGATAGTAAATTAAAAGTTAAGCTAGAACTATTGTTAACTTCTCCAAAACTTTGCCCTTGTTTGTTTTTATTGAGCCGAATATTAATAGTATTGGTTCTGGTTGGGTTAAATAACCGTAAAATGGTAAACGCGCCACTCGTTGCTGTTGTACCGGTAAATTTTGTCTCAGTAAAAAAAGTACCTTCACTATTATTAAAGAAATCACCTTGTAATGTAGCGTATTCTTGCTCCCGGGTTTGAGAAATATTTAAAGTTTGTATGTAGCTAGTTACAACATCCGAACGCTCAAGCTGTGCACCCCACAAATAGAAATCAGTTCCACCTAGAATTACACTTGTATTGGCATAAGGATACAAATTAATAGAATTACACCCCGCGGGGGTAGTAAAGGTATATGCAATACGGGTCCAATTTTTCTTATTCGGTGTATTTAACGGCGCAACATCTTGAGCAATGTATATAGAATTCGTCGCATCATAAATAGCAAATTTATAATCCTCCGCTAAGAGAGTGTTAAGCTTAACATAAACCGACATGGTATAAGTCGTTATTGGTAAAACAGATACTGTTTGATATAGACCACCGTTACCACCCACAGATATTCTATCTGCAGATAACGTGATTGCGGGAGATGCAACCACGTCTGGTGTGACTGTTATACCTGGATCTGCTACCCATATATTATCATTAAAATCTTCACTATACTGTAATAAATTAGTACCTCTAGGCTCTATTAATAACCCCTGGCAATCCCATGCACTTGTAATTGCATTATAAGTGTATTCTTGTCTAGGTATATTCGGTCCAACTGCACTTAGATTACCGTTGTTACTAATAAAAGTCGCAGAAGATGACCTAGTAAACGTTGAGACTGTTCCTGGCGCAAAATTAATATTATTAAAGTTTGGCGATAAGAAATCAAAATAAAAAGCTGCAGTAACACTATTAACACTATTGTACACGCCAGCAAACGTTTTAGCTTGTGTATTTTCTTGCGCAGAATTTAATCGCAAAGTACCGCTAATAAACGGCCAGTGTGAGCTATTTGCCTCGGTAAACGTATAAACTTCTCTATACCTCGCCGAGCCAGCTAGATACGTGGTATAAAAACTATAACCATCAGACCAACCACCACTAAGTGCTGTTACTGTGCGGTATGTTGTAGTATAATTATTAAACCCCAGAGCGGCACTCGCGCCACACAATGTGGTGAACGTGGAGTTCCACTCCACGCTATTAGTACTAACTAATGCACCGTTGGTATAATTTTCAAAAACATTGTAAAACGTTCCTAAGAATTCTTGATCTTTTGCACCTAACGGGTCTGTACCACTATCGGGATAACCATATGTTGAAACAGTATGGTGGTTTGTTAGGTGATACTTGTTGTGAAATAAAATATTGCTCATTCAAGGTAGTTTGTTATATCTCCAAACATTAATGTTCCATCACAAATAAATGTTATAACCGACCTACCATTAGCTGCTGTATTAATTACGCCTGCTAGCAACGGTGTACCGTTAAAACGGTATGATGTATCGAATACTAAATCTTTTCCGCCCAGAGCAGTTTGCTTAACATTCAAGATATAATTACCACCTCGCTTCATGTTAGTTGGGTTACTAAGAAAGAGGTTGTTTGTCATAGTTAGGAATGTGACTTGATTATAGTCTAAATCCCACGCAACTGTGCTTGGAGCAGTAGTGACAGTTAAATCGGTACCGCTAAATGTTTTTGACGCTATCGATTCTTGCGCTTGGTTTGTATACATTACATAAGGGGAATTCCACTCACCGCTATATGTCTGCACTGTGGTGTAAACAGATTCATAATCCCCACTATTAGCATTAAAAACGGTATAACCGACGTATCCTAGATTCCAGTTATCTGATAAACTATTGACGGTGGTATAGAGAGAGAGGGATGGTGCCCAGCTGCCAGATAGGTTAGAC